ATCGTGGCGGCGTTCAGCATCACGCATTTCAATATCATGAGCTTTAGCGGTCTGTTTCAGCAATTCACGCTTGGTTTCATTATCTTGCTTGACCTGCTCAATATCTTGACGCTGCTTAACCATCAATTGCATGGCTTGTAGCTGCTGAGTAAGCTGCTGAACTTGCTGTTGTGAAACCGCCAATTGCATTTGAACCTGTGGCGGCACGTTCGATTTGTCATCAATATGCGCCAGCGGATTATTAGCAGCCAAGCGATCAGCAATAATGTCAGCGCCAGGAAAGTCCATGTTTCGGAACACCAAATCACCGATGGTCTGGAACAATTGCTCATTACCACCAATCAGCGGCATCATGGCATCAACTGCTTCTTGGCGTTTGGAGTTATAGCCTGGGCCAGTATCCATAACCACGTCATATTGACCAACCGACATATCGTGCAGCACACGGTGAACGCCAGCTTCATCGCTTGTTGGTTGGTTAATAGCCACCAAATCAGGCTTGCCATCATCCCCAATGATTCGCATTACACGGTGCGTGTCGTAAATGCTAGGAATCATGCCCAAAATGATCTTGGCGGTGTGAGCAATTGACTTTGTAAGGTTGTCGTAAAAGTCAAAGTTAGACAGATCGACTTGTTGCTGCTGACCGTTCAGAGCTTTGCCGGACATATTGCCAGGAAGCTGCTGTGAAGGGTCAAAGATTCCCATCAGGGTCGTAATATCTTGATTGATAGCGCCCAAAGCGGTCATTACGCCAGTTGGAGGCGGCTCAGGCTGGAGGCGTTGCGGTGCTGGCGCTGGATTGCCATCAATGTCGGTCTGCTTGTATCGCAACAGCGGGAACGACTTAATGTTAGCCGCTGCCCATTCGCTTTCGTGGCCTTCATCTTGGCCTTCAGCAAGCAGCCATTTTGCCTTTGGAGCCAGCGCCACCGATTCGGTAAGGGTAGTCTGCCAGAAGTTATACATCCGCTGTGCATCTTTAGCATGACGCACCATGCCGAACTTCTTGCGCTTATCACCAATAACAACGTGGCGACCATAAACAGGAACGACAGGGATGTAATCGCCTGGGATGTCACGTTCTTCAATGATGTCGTAAGCGGTGATTTTCTTCCACTTGATCTGTTTTTTAATGGTTTTGCGCTCTTTAATCACTTCCAAGCCAGAAGCCTCGATACGCTCAAAGAAGTTATCGCCATCATCAAAGCGGCTTGACCCATCGCTCAACAAATAAAGAGTAGTTGGCTTGCGCTCAACGTAGAAATACTCAGCAATGCGAATATCCTCTTTAGTAATCCATTCTGATTGCGTGTCGCCTGTGCCACGTTGAGTGAAGCTGGAGCCATCGTCTAAATCAGGATACATATCCCGAAACTTCTCTTTGCTCATCATGCTGGTAATCAGCACTTTTTCAGCGTCAGAACCGTCTATGCGCTCAGAGTTAGGGTCAAAGTAGACCGTGAATGGATTAGGGATAGCATCGATGTAGATTTCTTGGTCAAAGCTATCATCTTTGCAGTATTTGGTAATCAAGCGCCAGAAACCCCAACCCATACGCACAGCGTGGTCAAAAGCGGTGTCGTAAGCATTGTCAGCATTGGATTGCGTTTCAATGTGGCGAATGATGCCTTCTACGACTTGTGCGGTCTTAAAGTCTGCTTCAGAGTTGCAAGCGTGAACTTTGGCCCGTGGGCGCTGTTGGCGCTGCTGATTAGTGACTTGGCGGCAATAACCATCCAGCTTATTGATGGTAAGAACAGGGCGGGATTCAAGATTGCGGGAGTTTTGTAAGTCTACGGGCCATTGGTCACCGCCGGAAACAAACTTCAAATCTTCCAAGGCTTCCTGGCGGTTCATGGTGTCAGATTCATTGCACCACTTGAGGAACTGTTTAGCCTCAGTAATGATTTCGGGTTCTTGACCGCCGTAAGGAATATCTTGTGCCATTAGTTCATCCATCCTAAAGGTTGACCGTAGCCCTGTGGCTGCGTTCTAACTGGTTTGCGCTGCCGAGGTTCATTCACCATCAAACCAAGCATCCGAAACGCATCAGCCCCGTGGCTGTATTGGTCGTGAACAGGCGTTTTGCTAAATGCTTTGGTATCTGGGTCAACTTCGTAGCGGTAATGCCGTAAGCATTGTAGCCCATCGTAGCAATTTTCCCTATCAAACCAGCAGTTCCTGAATAGTGTACGGGCTGCGTTAATACTGTCAACTATGGGCGTTTTTGGGATGATTTTGGTCTTATATCCAGCCGCACGCACAATCTGCTCAATTGACCGTCCATTAGCTGCAAGCGTTCTGTTCTCAGCGTCATGTGGCAGCCATAGCGTGTCATACACATAACCAAACGTCTGCATCTTTGCCAGATACTCAGAGATAGTCTTTTGACTGTCCTCCACATATCGGATAAGCCGAGTCTCCATGCCAATAAACTGCACAAACCAAATAGCAGTAGCGTCAGACCAACCCAAATCAAAGACAGCATGAACTGGTTTATTTGGGTCATAGTTAACCTTTGTTATCCGGCCTTCTAGGTCTGCCATCTGCATCTCACGGGCAAAGATAGCCCCGTCCACAGTTTGGCGGCACAAACCTTCCCAGACTGTGTTATACGCCTCAATATCCCTTGCCTTGAGAGAATCTTTCTCCAGCACCAGCGTTTCGGGAAACCAAGGGTTATCAGACCAGTTAATTTTCTGGACAACAGAGCCAGCCGGAGGACTCAGAACAAACCGCTGATAAGTTTCGTCTGACTCTAGCTCTGGGTTAAAACTAATCCAAATCTCAGACTTTTCTTTACGAATAGTAGGAATCAGCACATCCCAACTGAACTTAGAAACCGTGTTGGCTTCTTCTACCCAACAAATTGTTGAGCCTTCGTTACTCTTTACGTTGGCTACGTTGTTCTTTAGGCCCACAAAATTAAACTCAGAGCCGTTCTTTCCTCTGATCTGTGATTGGGTGATTTCGTAGAACCCATGCAGATTTAGTAATTCAATCTGGTCGCACAGCAGCTTGTGAACAGAATCCTTCATGGAAGTCATATATTCACGGGCGCACAATACTCGATGTGGCTCTTTAGCCGCTTTGATTAGCAGGGCTTTTGCTATTGAATGAGACTTACCGCCGCCTCGACCACCGTATAAAACACGATAACGTGCATATTCCGGCACGAACAAGCATTGCAGCTTGACAGGAAATTCAGCGTTCTGAATTATCGGCGTCATCAGGCTTCACAAAAGTAACTTGAATACCAGTTAATAGCGGTGCACCATCAGCACCAGTAATTTCAGTCTTAGTTTGCTCACGATACTTCTTAGGGAATCTTGCCGCCATAGAACGTGACCAGATACTAGAGTTTAATTTTGGGCCATCTTTAGTCTCAACCATATATGCTGCGGCTTGTTCTTCCCACCAATGCAACTCAAAATCCTTGGCAATCTCCAAGGCTTCTCGAAAATCGGGAAAATCATCACGCCAACGGTATATTGTGGCTGTACCAACACCTAATATCGCACCGATAGATTCAGTCGACTTGCCGAGCTTACCCAACTCTATTACCTGCTCACAATAAGCAGAGTCATAAAGACTTGGTCTACCAACAGGTCGTTTTGTTTCGGTCATTATTAGTCTTCGTTATAGCCAAATTCATAAGGATAGCCTTCAGACGAAAGCTGATTGGCTTTGACTGTTTTTGAAATTATGTCGTAATCTCCATTCAAAGCACTTTCACCATGATTCTGAGCATAGGTTTTGCTTGTTGTTACCCAATCACCAGAATTGATGTCAGTCACGCCTTTAGGAACAGCACGATAAATTCTTGTTGGTCGTGTTGGATTGTCTTTAGCAAGATATGCAGCTTTCCACCATTCATTGTCAATTTGTGGGTCGCCGTGTCCATACAAGTTTTTGCCTTTAGAGGAATACACGTCAATTGGCATGATTCCTTCTAAGTTGTCTAAAGTGGCTCCATACACTTTTGCATTAGGTGCAATGTGTGCGCCTTTATAACTTGCAGTCATTCCCGTAGGAGCCATAGACTGAGCCATCATTTGATCGACATTTTGCGTGGCAGGGCCGTTCAATTGTCTGGTCTGCTGCCATTCGTTAGCCGCCGCTTGTTGGGCTTGGTTAAAGTTCCTAGCTTGATCGTTAGCCATGCCAAGCATCTGCTGGAGACTTGCCCCAGGATTAGCCATAGTGTCGCTTAAACGGCGCTTTTGGCTATCTAAAAAACTGTATATGTCTGCTAGGCTTGGCATATCATTTCTTTGCTGTCTTAGCCGACTCTTTAAATGCTTTTGCAGTAGGTGCGCCCTTAGTTCCAGGCTTACGCATCTTTTCTACTGGCTTATGCTCGG